TAACTTCTGAGGTGATTAAATGGAATGGGATGAATTAAGAGGAATAAGACAAGGACTACTAAAGGAAATGGATATTTACCAATTGGCAATTCCATATAGTAATCTAACAGAAACACAAAAAACAGAATTAGAACAATACAGACAAGATTTATTAACACTACCACAGGACTACACAACACCGGAATTAGCATATGCTAACATACCGACCAAACCAACATGGATGGATTAACATGGCACTAAAAATTGAATACGAAACGAACTATGGAATAACTTGCGACTACGCTCATTGTGTAATAGTTGATACTAGATGTAATAAAGAAGTAGATGAAGAAGGAAATAAAACATTCCCTGTTCAATATAGTGGTAAAATATACGCATCGGATAATGCTTATGCTAATGGTGCATCTCCTATTGGCGGTTTTAATGGTAAATTTTTGATGAACGAATCTGCTGCTGAAACTCAATACAACATAATCAAACAATGCTACATTGACTTAAAGACAAAAGATGGTTTTACAGAAGGCGAAGATTGTTAATCCAAACCTACAAATTGGTTTCTTGAATTGACAATTCAATTTAATTTTAATTAAATAATTATCATGTTGAACTCAACAATTACGATTTGTTGATATACCGCAACACATGGGATATTATTCATGTCAGATGAGACAGTATCAGAAACAGAAATGATGAGCGATTTACAATTGACTCAAATGGTTGCCAGCGATAGATTAGTTTACCTAAGAATCCTTGAGGGTTTCAAGAATGACCTTACATCTTTGTTAGCCAAAGTCAATCAAGATATTGCAGAAATAAACAATCAAGTTGCTGCTAGAAATCAAGCACTTGTTGATGGTGGAAAAGCAGTATTTGTTAATCAACAATCGGAAGAAGAAGAATGATGGTTAATCCCGTTGATGCAATTGATTGGACTTGGGATTCTAGTATGGATGAAGAATGGTTCAACTCTAGTGTAACTATACTTCTATCCCCATGAACTTTTCAAATGCAGGGCGGCTTTGCATTCTGTATTGTGTATGAGATTTTGAACCAATTTTTCTGATTTCGATTCCCGATGTCATTCTACACAAAGTTGCTAATTGATTAGCATTGTGGAAATTCCATCCTTGTTGAATGAAGTATGATTTAATTTCATCAATAGATTTCCATCTTCCATCTGCCAAAACAGTAGCAATTCTCATCCTGATGAGATGGTTTCGCCTTGCCATATCAGACATTACATTGAGTCAAGTGGTTATTGTGTATTTCCTTTTCTTGATAAGTGTGAACAATACTAAGATAAGCCGTCAATGAGTGTCTTAATTTGTTGTCAGATTGCAGGGCTTATCGAGGATTTATTGACCGTGTTCAGATACATGAGATATCTGTTATTTTACACGTTGGAGTGAACAATCCAAATGATAGTATTGATATCCGTGATTCTTTTGATAGTCGAGTAATTAGTTTTCATTCAGATAATTGGTCAGGTATCAAAGAAACTTATCTCGATATGAAACTTCAACCCCAACAAAATATCAGATTTGTTCCATTGGATATTTCTGAAACTGATTTGGATTCGTGGTGGAATGAAAATGAATCTGTTGACATCAACATGGTTCTTCTCGGAATTGATGGTTCAGAAAAAAATCGGTTAGTCCTGAATGGGATGACAAAATTATTGGAGAAAGTGGAATATGTAATCGCAACCGTTGGTGTTGATTCTTCTGAATATCAGGCTCTAAATAAAACACTAAAAGAACATAGATTTGAAGGTGCAGAATTAGAGAGTTATGACTCAAGATACAACATCTGTTTGTTCAAGAAAAGCAAGAAGATTCAGATAGACTAATGAACCACTTCCGACCCTGCTTTGACTCCCTCGATTGAGGGCTGCTTACAGGTGAACAATATGCCACTACAAAACGATACAATTTTACCAACAAATGAACTAATTGATTCCATGTCGTTTGAATGTCCTTACTGTCAATCTATCATATTGAGATACGATAGAAGGGGCGAACATTTCATTTGGGATTGCTGGGCTTATCCTGATGCTAAGAAAAGACTATTCTTTCAGACAGGTAAAGTAAGAATATGAATCATTCATAACGGTGGGTGAAATAGTATCATCTGATAACAATGGCTAGAAGAGATAATCCATTGAGAGACAAAGTAATCAGAAAGTATATTCAAGAGAATCAACCATGCTCAACAACTGATATTTTATCAGGTGCAAAGTTTGCCAATGGCCGACCATTGAACCAAACAAAAAGACTCAATCTTAGTGAGAGAGAATTGATTCCTTTGCTCAGAAGAAATCCATCTTTCATCGGAACTAATGTTGGTGGTCGAGGAAGGTCATGTTGGATGTGGAGAATGAGAAGATGAGTAAGTGCAAAGGAAGTAATTGTGAATCTGAAATTTACAAAGAAGAATTGTGTTATGAGCATTACAGAAAATACATTCATTGGAGTATTAATTTAACGACAGCAGGGCGTGTCTGAAATGGATGAAGGAGAAGTCGTAGAACTATTGAGACAGTCTCTTGCATCCTATCAGAATGATGACTTGGATAAGTCCAGCCAAGAACTGAATAAGGTTCATCTTGAGGTCTATGAATCAACAACACAATATCGAGATATGACTCCCGTTGATGCTGTCAGTTTGATAGCAACTATTCGTGTTGATTTTCCAAATGATATCAACAAAGGTTCTGAATCATGGAACAGACATTATCGAGATATGCTGAGAGCGATTAGAGAATTAGCAGAATCATATCTGAATACAGTCTGAGTTGTTAAGATGATTAGTTCTGCATTCAAGTATCTAATGAGTCAGATTCCTTTAGGAAAACTAATTCTTAAGATTTTGATAAAATGAAATCATTGATATAGGTGGGAATAATTTGCTATCAACATGAACGCAGAAGAAACGCAAATACTGAGAAAAGCAATAGATAATTTACGAGAAGAAAAACATAGATACAAAGCAAGAGTAAATATTCTGTTGGAAGAAAATGATTTACTGAAACACATTCTTTCAATCAACAACATTCAATTGACACCCGATGTAGTTCAAGATGCTGAAAATCATTTGAGAGAATTGAGTAGAGAAATGATAGAGAAAGAAATTAAGGAGATGGAATAAAAATGGATTATAGAAGATTATTTAGATATTTAGTGATGATTATGATTGGTGGTTTAGGGGTGTTTAACTCCTACAAATTAGAAATAAGATACGAACCAAATACTAACTTAGAGTTATTGTATCAAAACGGTATCATTATTTCCACTTTAGTAATTATTTATTTCACACTAGCATTCTTTATTGAGATATTAGTTTCAAAAAGAATTTCAAAAAGAAAGAGAAGGGGATATCGTACATCATCTAAGAAAGAGTATGAATTGAAGAAAGTTACCTCTGTTAAACAAAAAGATGATGACACTCTTACCGCACAGGAGTTTTATGATAAAAATACAAAGGGGGAAGAAGAATGAAGTGGAAAGAATACTTTAGAAGAAAGAAAGAAATTAAGGAGATGGAAGAATGAGCAGGTATTACAAAAGAGCGATGAAAGCAGAAGTGTTGGAATATATGCGTGTCAAAGAGATTGGTTATGAGGAAGCATATCATGCCTTCACAAGAATGGGTCGAAGGCCATTACTAAGAACAATGCAAGCAGTTCGTAAAGAAGTTGAAAGAAGGAAGGAGATGGAAGGGTATGAATATGAAAATACCAAGTAATTCAATTGGATATGAAAAAAAATATTTCAGATTGCTTTTACTTTGTAGAAGATTATTGATGAACCAAATTACACTTTCAGGATTCAAAGAAGAAATAATGAAAGAACAAGAAAATGAACATCAAGAATAACCTTCAACTATCTCGGATAGGATAGTGAAGTCAGAACATGAACGATGGCGAATGAAAAGATTTCTAGCCATCAAATATCCAAATGCTACTGAGGCACTTGCTGGTAGCAAACCAATCAATCGAGTTATGCACTTTGTAGTATGGACTAAGGCTGGCAATCGCTATGCCTTTGGTTGTCTCTCTACACAGACGCAGGGCTTTCTGAGTCAGGCTAGAGTTAAGCAGTTAGATACTGAAATGACTTCTCTCAATGAAGGAATGAATGCAATAGTTGCGACCAGCAGAATTGAGAATGTAACTTGCAGACTTTGTTTGATGAAAATCAGAAATGCCCTGAACGAGAATCAATAAGATTCCATGTTGAACTCAACATTCCTAAAGGAATAGTCAGATTCGGAGTATTGATATAATGATGCTACATCCGTTAGAATGCGAAAAGCACACGGAGATGACAGAAATGACAACAGCAAATACAGAAAACCAAATAGAAATATTTTACAGAAGCAGGGAATCTTGGTCGCTTGAAGGCCGTTGGGAACAACCAACAGTTGAGACACTAGATGCAACTCACATTGCACTTCCTCTTTTTGTATCTGACCAAATAACACTAGATGATGATAACCAAGATGATGACGATATACTAGAGGACATCTATGGAACTATGAACTGCTTTAGAGGAAACCCACTATCAGTAGGACACCATGCTGGCGGCCATCAAGATTGGATGGAAGAAATAGGAATCGGCCACACTTCAATGTCAATATTCGATGTTGTAAGAATCAATGAAACATATTACTCATGTCAGCCTAGTGGATGGGAATCAATTAACTGAATATTTACCTAACCAAATCGGGGGGATGGCTTCGGCCATCTCCCCTTTTTTTATTTTCAATTTCAGGGTTGAACATCTTGTTCGTCAATAACCGAATCTTGTCATAACGGTTTGAGATTTCTGTTTCGTGCAGATGCGAACAATGTTGGCTTCAACATCTCAGTCAATAACCCTCGTAATCCCGATTGATATTTGCTGGTTAATGCAGATAGGATATTCAGGGGTTGACATATGAAATCCTATCCGATAATGTGATGTCATTACTATCTCATCTCCCAACATCACAGCCAGCACACAAATAGAGGCTGTATAGAGCCACGCTTTTCTATATCGGTGGTATGGTTTATCCTGAAATGTATTTGCGTGGCTAGGATTGGCTCTATTGATACGTTTCTGACTAATTCCGTATCTGACTCTATCCTGTGTTTTTCACAACCTTGATTATCCGCTTGACATCTTGACTAATTGCAGGGCGTATTCAGGATGACATCAATACCGTATTTTGTAGGCACAGGAATGAAGAGAGAAGTAAGACTTAGTGGAATCACAATGGATGTTGACGGCAACAAGTCTCAAACATCTGTATTCCAATCATCAGATTTATTGTTGGTTAGTTGGATTAGAGAACAGATGATGATGATGGATGATATGATTACAGTTGAGATGTTTCTGATTGACAGAGATGAGAATCAAAAAATATGGAAACAAATTTCGATGAAACAGTTTCGTGAATTGCTGGTGGATTGGAGAATTAAGTTTCAATGATGTTAGCCTCAACATTTCAAAATAAAAAAAGGGGATGCAGCCGAAGCCACATCCCCAATTTGTTAGGTTGTATTTCACAGGTTACGGATATCTACGTTTCCGATTAAGTCCTCATTGTCTAGTAATGCTACAACAGTAATTGTTGCTTCCTCATATCCCCATTCGTTGTTACAAAGTACGAGTCCTTTTTGTGATAGTTGTGAGCAAACCCCTGAGATGGTTTTTCCATCTAGGTCATCACAGTAATCATCAAGCAATTGAGTCCATGCTTGGTCGCTATCGTAATCATCGCATATTTCTAAGAGTGCGATGTAAACTAATCTCTCTTTCTCGGTTAGGCCACTAATGATATCGGTTATTATTTCCTGACTCATGGTGCTACGCACCAACCTTCCATATATCAATGTTCTGAATCTGACTTCTCCTGTATTTCTTCCATAATTTATTCATTTCGTGCTGGAAGAAACTCGTTCATTTCTGAATGGAATTGTTGGTTGCAGGGCTTACCTTAAGAGGGTGGGAACTGAGGAACTAATCAATGGTAAAACCAATCAAAGGAACAAGACGTGGTGGCAAGAGATATGCACCGAGATTGGTGAAGCAAATTATCGAGTTTTTAGGAGAAGATGGAGAAGCAACTTCACAGGAAATATATCACTTTCTGATTGGTCGAACCAAGATGTCTCCAACAAGAAATCAACTCTCAAACATTCTCAAGAAGTCAGGATTCTTCATACCGATTGATGTTGTAAACTCAAGAAATGTAATCGGCAATAGAAGCCGTTGTAACCTTTGGGCGGTGGATGTATCTGCTGCTGAAAAGGAAGGCTTGATGGTACGTTCTGACGATTAGAATCAGCAATAACTCAGAACTGTGTGATACTGACTCTCAATAGAAATCGTCAAGAACAATGACTCACTACAAAAACATCGTTCTGAAATACAGATGTGATACAAATGACAGACAAAGAATTAGTTCCACATACCGATGATGCATTAGTGAGATGGGTGGCAATGCTGCTGATAGAAGGAAAACGTGAATCGGAGATAAGAAGGCAGTTGAATGATAATTCAATTTTTCAGTCTCCTCTCCCCATCGACCAATGGAATGAACTTATGTTGTTGGCTTCAACAGCAGCAGCCGATATGCGGTCAATGGTAATCAGCAGAGCAGAACTTGGGTCAACTGACTTTCTCCGATTGGATTCTTACACAAGAAGAAAGAAGAATCTTCACAGGCTGGAAAGAATAATTGACAGGGCTGAATCTGAGGCCGATTCTGTAAGCAAACTCAACTCAGTTTCATTCATGGTTGGTGGATTGATGAAGGCTCAGGAATCTATGGATAAGTTTACGGGGGCACAAGAGGCTGTTCCACAGGTGCAAGTGAACATTGGGTATGACCCATTAGACCAATTCAGAAACGTCATTCAGGTCGAGGCAAATAAGCCAAAACAGGTCATTGATATCTCCGATGAAGAAGAGTAATTTGCTGGTGAAACTCCGTAACCAATCAGTCCGAAATTTCGTCAATTAATGATTGGGTTTTTGATATCGGGATTAGTCATAGTTGTCGAGTTCATTGACACGATGCAGGGCTTTCGGATTTATTGTCCGAATCATTGTTGGGGTCAACAAGTGGATTGATTGTTTGGATTCTGTTCTCTAATCTTATCTTTTACTTACTTCTATCAATATAAAATAATTAATTAATCAAACGAATGAGGGTAATGGCACACATATATGTCAGGGGTCTAACATATGTGTGTGTCATAGGGGGGTGGTTAGTTCGATTAATTGTTGAAAATAGACCCCCACCTATGCCCGTCAGCACCATACCGACCACCACCACACCCGCACACTATCCGAAAAAATTACGAGCGATTTTTCACTATGTCATAGTCAGATTCGTAATAGTATGAAACAGACTATCCCCCCCCCTAATTTTTTTCAGACTCAAAACCAATCTGAGATATTTCGATTTTCAATTTTTTTTGTGAACAAATTTTCCCTTATGTCTATTAGGGTGTGAATATCTGATTCCAATTATGCGAGCCAAAACAGTAACCCATGTCGAATATGAAATTATACAGCACATCTTGGATGAAATAGATATCCAAAGTGTAAGAGAAGAAATGGTAACAGACAAACATTCTGAAAAGAGATTTGAGACAGGTGCAAAGAATGTATCTGACTTGATTACAAATCTAGCCAAGAGAAGATTGCATCGGTTGCCAAAAGACCATGCAGATTATCA